GGGGATTTCCTCCCCCGGGACCAACCTATCGTCGAAGTAGCAGAGACACGACACCTAGTAACTAGTCAAAGATACCTGACCATGATGTGAAGTGTGTTAAAATATTTCTAGTATTGTAAGCCTAGTAGAGAAAACTTAGTACCGTGACTTAGTAGATTTGACAGTCGAACAGTTGCCAGAACAGTTAGTATCGAAGTGCTGCGAGAACGATTTAGCGTGTGTTATGTGAGTTTGATTATAGGCTGTGCAACCCTGATGATACCCCTTCCCTCTCTGTTAGTGTAGTGAAGTCTTTATTAGTTTAATTTGTAATTGTATACCGCGAAAAGTGTCTATAGGATGTAATTACCAGAACTTAGTTTAGGATTTTGCTTATTTTCACTTGAGCGGTTTTATATATGTGTTCTATGTAATATTTATTTATTATTAGTCGAAGTTTATATAAAACCAGAATCTTCCAAACAAATTTTATATGTGTGTAAGTGTATAAAATATCGGTTACGGAATTGTTCAAGCTTTTGTTGAAGCATTATTCAGAGATTGTACGTCACCCGTTTCGGTTTTGCCGACCGTAAGGTGATGGGAGGATCTAAGCGATTGGAACCCTCTCTTAGAAATCTGCATGATACTGAATATGTGAATCACTTGTGAGAACATTTCTTTAGACTGAGACTCTTAGGATACTTGAAGTGCGTTAGTACCTGTCTAAGTTGAGGCACCGCTAAGCTAGTAGGATGTAGGAAACCCTTATCTTGCGTGATTGATCCAGTGGATCTTTCTTGCTTGATAGGGTTAGTACTCCGGAGTTAGGAGCACGTATCGCGAGGTACGCCTTTCGTCGGTTCTGCTAGTGAGGTAGGCCCTTAACCGCTTGATGTGGGAAAATAATCGGAGAGCCCTTTGAGGTGTTGGTTGTATTCCACCAACTGAAACAATGGAGTTCGCGCTACGGACGGGCGAGCCGGCCAGGTTGTTCCCATTTTCGGTTACTATGGCTAAGTTTTCGAAAATCGCGTTTGAGGCTGCGGAGCTGCAGAAGTACAAGCGAGATGTTGAGAAGAAGGTGAAGCCGAGTAAGGAATGGCTCGCTGCAGAGCGACAGGAGCAGAAGATGGTGTCGCAGCTTCGGTCCATCCAGCGCCGAGAGAAGGAGGTTCGGGCTCTTGCATATGGAGATGCACAGAGTCCGACTTTCTTCCCTCGACGCTCGATTGACCGGCGTGCGATTCCATCGAAGAAGATTGGTGGCGGTCTGAGTGACTACATCGATTTCGTTCCGCTTGACGGAGAATGGTGCCAGATGTACATCGATGGCGCCTGGCGGACGATTCTCGACCACCCGTTGGCTGAGTTGACAGTGAAGACCATCAAGAACAAGTTCTACGATCCGATCGTGGTGAACGGCAAAACTGTTGCGCGGTGGAGTTTCCCCCCAGATACTCCAACGTGTATCAGCGATGCCGTTTGTTACGGTTGTGATGCGTTCTTTGAGACTGAACGCCAGTGTAGCTTCTACTCGAAGCGATACTGGGCCGAGAAGAGAATGCGTGAGCTGTGTAGTGAGACCGGTGCGATCGTTGAGAAGATGCGTCAGATTGCGTTGCAGAAGCCCGCCTTTCCGTACCACATTCGTCACCCGAAAGTGAAGCTGGAAGATGTTGAGTGCAAGTGCGATTGCCACTGGCCATCGATGAATCCGATCCATGATCTTGGACGCCCACCCTGTTCCAAGTGTCAACCACTACCCTGTGGATCCGATATCGAGCCGGAACGAGCCCGCCATCGAGTTGGTGAGTTCCAGCCGCGGGTTCGCGAGCGTGGCGAGGATGTTGTTGATGCCAAGGGAAAAGCCCAATTTTCCATTGACATCAACATCCTCCCCGCTTCGGTCGTGAACTCGCTGTTGAAGCAAGCTGAACCGATGATTCGAGACCTGTCAGAGAAGTTTGAGAGTATGAAATCCACTGGCCAGTGGATGCGGATTGTGCTGGAAGCGTTCTTCGCTCTGTGCCACATGTATCAGGCAGGATGGACAGTGGGGAGTGTGCTTACTTCGGTAACGCACTTCCTAATGTCCCTCCCGGTTGTTGCAGCTGTGCAGACGAAGCTGATTGAGTGGGGTCTTGAGTTTATCAACAAATTCACGGATCCCGATCCTGAGGAAGAAGATCTTGTTGCCTTTCATCGAGCACGACTTCCTCAGACGCGGCCTCCTCGCAAGGGCAAGAGCCAGTTTGATGTGAATAGCGGAGAAGATTGGTTGAAAGCAGTCACCGGAGTTGCTGCAGTCCTGACGACAGGCTTTGTCGTAGTTGGTCTGGGTGTGATGCCTGGAGGAGCTACGACAAACAACCTGTTTAATAGACTGTCGCGACTGAATGCTTGTGCTGCTTCGCTCGCTGCGTTGCAGGACTGGTTGACGAAGCTGATTGATGAACTGCTTGATTACGTGCGAGTGTCGTGGTTCGGCTACGAGTCGAGGCAACTTGATGCGTGGAAGGACTTCGACAAGTGGTGTGACGGAGTTGCAGCTCTTCGGAACTGTGATTTCGAAAATGCCGCCCGGTTGGAACCGAGTGTGAAGATTGAGGTTGAACGATTGCTTGAAGATCAAGAGAAGTGGCAGAAGCAGATGGCAACGATGCGTTTCCCGGATGCTCAGCGCTCACGTTTCACGATCCTTTCCCTCTTTCTGGAGAAGGCTCGTGTGGCGTGTGCGGTGAGCGGTTCGGGAGAGCATAAGTCTCGACAACCCGCTACCATCTTCCACTTTGTTGGAGGAACTGGTATTGGGAAGTCTGAGATGTTGAACATGCTGAATGCCTATTTGCTTGCGAAGCACGGATACACCGATGTGCGAGATTTGGCGACGAAGGTATACTATCGGGATGCGACTCAACAGCGCTGGGACGGATTTACCAACCGCGTCCAAGGCGTTGTGTGGGATGATTTCGGAATGGTGAAAGATACGCTTGCGAATCCGAGTAAGGAACCACCTGAGCTTGTGCGAGCCGATAATGGAGCCCCATGGCAACTGGAGATGGCGAATCTTGCCGAGAAGGCAAATACGTATTTCCAGGCTAAGTGGGTGCTCTTGACTTCGAATCAATCAACGTTCAAGTGGGATTCTTTGACCAACGGAGAAGCTGTCGCGCGTCGAATCACGAAGAAGTTCAGACAGACTGTTGCCCCCGAGTTTCAGAAAAGGCGAGTGATCGAAGGCAAAGAGTGCATTGTGCTTGATGTTGAGAAAGTGACCCTGACTGCAGCGGACGATGAGAGTGTGTACGAACGAGTGTGGAGATTCCAGGAAGTTGATCCGACGAACTTGAGTACTGACGCGCACGACGTTAACATCGGAGAGTCGTTGAGTTTCGATGAGATGGCACAACTTGTTTACAGGACTCTGAATGCGAGGGCTTCTGCTGCGAGGCAGAAGCTCACGCATGTGGAGAACTATTTCAGGAAGTGCGTCGAGCGACCGGATAATGAAGGTGAAGCTGAGATGGAACAACAACGAAGCGTGAGACCGAAGGAGCGACTTGGACGATCAGCAATGATGGAAGAAGTGGCTCCGGCGGAACTTGAGACAACGCTGGATGAAGTGAAGTTGAAGCAAGCAACTCGGAGTGTGTCTTGGTATGCGTCAACACCTGAAGAATTCGCTGAGAAATCGAAGGCAGCTGGAAAGTACCTGTTTGGTAGGCCCAGTTCTGGGCCTACTGGATCCGGTGCTGACAGCTATACTTCGCTTTCAGGAGTACATGGTAAGAGTAAGGAGAAGCCGATGCGTGAGGACGCGTTGACACACTTCGCCAGCTTGAGGTCATACCCTGAAACGTGGTCTGAATGGGCCACTGGAAGAGTGCATCTCAATTTGGCGAAGGTTGTCAAACGTGCTCCAGTGAATGGAGAGCCTGTGCCTGTTACGACTGTTCCCCCTGATGATTACGATGCTGTGCAGTTGCTTGGAATGACGTGTGTGTCTGTGCCGAAGAAGCAGGCAGCTTTGTTCATCGAGACGTTTTCGCGGGCCTACTTGACCCTCAGTGCAACGAAAGTTGAGCTGGGAGCCGAGAGGGCCTGCGAATTTGTCCGGATGGGCATGCCTTTTGATTCGACAAGTTTGGATGTGTTCAATGCGCAGATGTGGAGCGGATATGGTAGCCTGTATGATGTGAGTGTGTGTTGCGAGCATGGTGAGCCTGAGGATAAGATGACGTGTGCGTATGATGTGTTGACTCGTGCGGAGTCGAAGCTGATTGACATGTGTGATTGGATGAAGATGACTGCCGCTAGCTTTGCTGCTGAGATCAAGTTCGTTGCGCTGCGGACTCTTTTGATCGTCATCCTTACGATGGCGATTGGATCCCTCTTCACTTGGCTCGTGAAACGCTTTGGTGCTGTGCACAAAAGCAAGAAACAACTGAAGGAAGAGAAGCGATTGGCGAATGCGGAGAGTGCTCAAGATTCGACCCGTGGCGCTCGACGAGGCGCCACTGAGAGTGCTCAGGAGACAACCCGAGGAGGCCGACGTGGAGATACTGAGAGTGCCCAGGATAATACCCAAGGTGCTCGCCGCGGAAATGTGGAGAGCGCTGAGGATAGGACCCTGGGCCCTCGACGAGGACCCGCAGAAGCCAGCTTTGATCAGAATGCGAAGGAGCTGGAGACGAAGATTGCGAAGTCGTTGTACGCCCTTTGGTGGAAGAGAGACGGTGTTGAGAACAAGCTCGGAATGATGATGTTCATCTCTGGACGTGTTGCGATCACGAATCGGCACATTGCTAATGTGTTGACTCATGGTTCAGTGCGCTTGGTGAACCAAGATTTCCGAAAACCGATTGACATCGATGTTTCCGAGCTTGTCATCAAGACCCTTGACGATGATTCTGTGCATGGTTACAAGGATGTCGCCATGGTGGAGTTCCCCCGAAGTATGCGTCCACATGCTGATCTGAGGAAGCACTTCATGACGCGGGATGATTTCCGCCTTCATGGAGAGCTGTGTCAGGTTGGCTTGTTTACGGTTACTTCGGAGGGATTCTTCGAGGGTCGATATTCTCAACTGTGTAAGGCTGACGATCGAGTGTTCCAACTTGCTTGTTCAGGTCAGCCGGAGCGACAGGTGCGTGACTGGTATGCGTATGATGTACCGACGAGAGTGGGAGACTGTGGAGGTCTTCTGTGTTCATTTGATTCCTCGTTCGAGAGGAAATTCATCGGAATTCACATGGCAGGAACGAAGTGCAAGCCCTGGAGCGCCATTGCTGTTGCGATTCATCAGGGAGTTTTGGAGGAACTTGTGAAGAAATTCACGTTCCGTTTCCCTGAGAGTCTTGATTGCAACAACATTGTCGCACCGGAGCCGTGCGGAGATTCCCAACACCGCCCCTTCGATGGTGAGTACACACTGTTGGGACGAACTCCGCCCGTGCATGAAAATGTGCGGACGGAGATCGTCCCAAGCCCTGTGGCGAAAGACATCGAACGAGCTTTCGGACCTGCTTTGACAAAACCGGCGATGTTGCGTCCCAATTCGGAACATGACCCGCTTGAAAAAGCAAGACAGAAGGCTTTCACCCCCGGAGTGCATTTGGAAGAGAGTGTGCTGGATGATTGTGTGAACAACTACAAACAGCTGTTGTTTAAGAACACACTGAAGACTGACCAACGAGTGTTGTCGCGAGAAGAAGCGATCGCTGGTGTCGAAGGAGACCCCTTCTACACCGGGATCAAGCGAAACACGTCGTGTGGTTACGGCTGGCCCAAGATTGGGGTTGGCAAGAGTGCGTACTTAGGAGATGATGGAGAGTACGTGTGTGACCATCCGGAAGTCGTCCAAAGAACTGACGAGATGATGCGAAGACTGAAGGCTGGAGAGCGTTCTGGAACAATCTGGACTGATACCTTGAAAGATGAGCGACGCAATATTGCGAAAGTGGATGCCGGTAAGACGCGCTTGTTCTCCGCTGGAGAGCTGGCGTTCCTTATCGTTTTCCGCAGATATTTTGCAGGATTTGCGGCGCACATGACCCGGAATCGGATTGATGTTGAGTCGTGCGTTGGAGTGAACGTGTTCGGAATTGACTGGACTCGCATCGCCGAGGTGCTGCGCAGACATGGACCCCATGTTGTGGCTGGTGATTTCACCAACTACGACGGGTCCTTGGCTGCGCAGCTCCTCTGGCGCTGCTTGGACGTGATCAATGAATGGTACGATGGAACGGAAGAAGAGAGTTACATCCGACGACGCTTGTGGTTTGACATCGTTCACAGCGTTCATGTGACCCAAGGAGTGCTTTACATGTGGGATCACTCGCAGCCGAGCGGGTGCCCCATCACGGCCATCTTGAACTCGTTGTACCATAGCCTTGCCGCTCGATATGTGTACGTCCTTTGTGCCCGCAAGTATTGTCCGGACATGGTGGCGCTGAGTAACTTCAGTGCCAATGTGTCCCACATTAACTACGGAGACGATGACGTGTACAACATCAGTGACAAGATCATTGAGTGGTACAACCAGATTACGATGGCCGAGATGTTCCAACGCCTCGGCATGACTTACACCGACGAACTGAAAACCGGACAAATGGTGCGTTCGCGCACGTTTGAAGAGATTCAGTTTCTGAAGCGGAAGTTCAGGTGGGATGCTGGCCAGGGCCGGTTCCGTGCACCGCTGACCCTCGACACCATCACTGAGATGGCTCGTTGGGTCAAGGGCAAACGGAACTCCTGGCAGTTGACCGCCGAAACGCTCGAAGCAGCGCTCATGGAGAGTGCCGAGCACGATAGGGAGACGTACATGCGTGTTGCCGATGGTTTGAAGGATGCCATGCGGCGCACTCAGGTGCGTGTTCCTGTCGTGTTCGACACTTTCCATGAGCGTCAGCTGAAAGCGCTCTCGAATTGCTATATTTAGCACAAATCCTCGTGATCGGGGCTTCGCGTTAATCGTCGCACGACGCGTTGCAGCAGAACCTGCTGAGGTGCTCGAAAGAGCAGATGGAGAGTTGTTTAGCTCTATTGGAATGTGTGTGCCATCTCAAAATTTAAAGATCAACATTCTCGACGTGCACTGGCTGATGCTTGGGTGTGCCCAGTCAGGAAGAATTTCGCCCGCTACCAACGAAATAACAACAAATGATGCGTCAATCTCTCAAGGCCAACTCATCTCCCCGGAAATTGAGACGGAAGTGACCCAGATTACAACCTTCGTGAATGAAGGTTCTACCAACACTGGTGAGCACGTTGAACCGTCGAAGATGCCCGAGGCGATGGACTTGGCTACGAGAGATATGACTGAGAACTCCGTCAAGGGGTTTCTCGAACGTAAGATCACATTGGCAACCCAGGATTGGCTGGCAACAGCTCCTGCTGGGACGCTCCTCTACGACATTAATCTCCCTCTTCAGTATTTCGGCCAGGCAATGATTAAGGCTAAACTTGCTGGGTTTAGATATTTCAGGTGTGACTTCCGTGTTACTATCCAGGTGAATGCCCAACCGTTCAATGCTGGTATGCTTTTGATGGCTTACTATCCTATGAACAGGCAATTGACTCATTCCCCGTCGAATGAGCATCACTTTGGTGGTATTACGGGATATCGCCATGCGATTCTTGACCTAGCACAGAATACGTCTATGGATCTTTTGATTCCATTCTCGCCTGTGCTGGCTAACATCGATCTGATTGAGGGAACCGGTACATTCGGACAAGTGGCGTTGTATGTGTACTCGGCTCTGACCGGCCTTGTGGACGTTGATTACACTATCTGGATTGCTGCAGAAAATGTGTCTGTGGAGATGCCAACTGGTATGCCTCAGCTCTTGCCTGAGCTTCCCACCTCGGGAGACGCGCAGGTCAATCTGAGTGGAGAGAAGAAGAGGCCCGGAACGGTGGAAACTATTTCGGGCGCCGTTGGGTCAGTCGCAAGAATGGCCCAGAAAATTCCCATCCCCATGGTAAGTGGTGTTGCTACAGTTGCCTCAACGATTGCCGACGCTGTGTCAGGAGTTGCGAGTATGTTCGGTTGGTCAAAACCGACTGATCCTGAGTTCGCAACCAAGGTTGAGATTGGTTATGGAAAGTACATGCCGAACGGTAATGGAGATGCAAAGCCTAAGTCTCTCGCGTTCGACGCTCGCGCTTCGGTGGAAACACCTTTTGCGCTTGCGAACACCGAGGAGGACGAGATGGCTATATCTACCATTGTCGCGAGGCCAACTTACTTGACCCGTTACAACTTTGATAAGACACAAGCCCCTGGGACCCTTTTGCTTAGCCTTCCGACTTGCCCTACAGCTTGTCTCAAGGCTAATCTTATGGATCCCGTGGGTATTGTGATGTATAACACCTTCCTGTCATATTTGTCTAATTTGTTTATGGCGTATCGTGGTGGCCTCAGGTACATTTTTCGTATTATCAAGACTCCGTTTCATTCCGGGCGTATTGGTGTGATGTTTGTTCCTGGTGCACGTGTGGATACTACGTTTGCAAGTATTGACAAGAGTGCGGCCTACCGACGGATTTATGACCTTCGTGAAACATCAGAAATCGAATTTGAAGTGCCTTTTGTTTATAATGCACCTTTCAAGTCGATGAGGGCTGCTACCGATCTAAGCAACCCAACAAAAATGGTCTATACAATTCCTACTGGTATGCTGTACATCTACGTCGTGAATTCTTTGCGTAACCCGCCAACCTGTGCTGATGCTATTGATACAATTGTGGAGGTCGCTGGAGGTCCTGACTTCCAGTTTGCCGGACCGATGCTGCAACCCGTTCGATCTACAGAATCTCGAGCTATTGTTAGATCTACTGAAGCTCCAGCCCCTGTGACTTACGGTTCTGCCCAAGCAGACATCGTGCCCGTTTCTTCCACAGCGTTTGAAATGAATAAGCACGGAATTGGTGAAGTTGTGCAGAGTTTGCGGACTGTGTTGAAACGCTACACCACCCCAAATTTTCAATTTTCCAATCCTTTCACGTTGTTGCAGGCTTCTTGGCAGAACACTGCGCCTACTGCTGCCGCTCTGATGACTCAGAAAGCTGACATGTATTCTTGGATTAGTCAGCTGTACCGTTTTCAGACTGGTGGTATGCGGCTCGCTGTGATGCAATCGCAGCTTGCACCAACTCTTTTGCGATTTGAGATCAGTGCCCCTGGTCTTGGGATGTTTGATGTGGATGCTCTTACATCGACTGGGCAGCGTGCAAACGCTTATCAGTTTCCAACGATGGAGCCTCTGCTAGAACTTGGTGTGCCAATGTATCAGTTGACACCGGCTATCCTCTCGATTGCAGGCGATCCCGCACGTTCAGCTATTGTTGACGAGGGTGCAACCTTCTTTTATGAGCGTATGCCGTTCAATCCTGGTACTGAGGTGACCATTTACAATGCAACAACCAATGTTCCCTTGACCCCTGATTTCATATCAACCAATTTGGCCCTTGCCCGGGCTGTCGCGGAAGACTTTAGTTTTCTGTACCTGATCGGCCCTCCGATCACTGCTGTTGTCAGCACCACCCCCCCCTAGTTTAGTATAACTTAGCCTGTATGAGAAGTGCAGGATAAGTAGAAGATCCATATTTGGAACTCTTTTTGTACATGATGACCGTAAGGTTTAATCGAGGTTTTCCACCTCCCATTAGGGGGGGTGTTTTTACTCGATAAAGCGCTACCGAGTGTACAAAAGGTGGATCGACGTGTTACTAATAGAATAGTTCCCGTTTAGTGTCGCGAGTTTTCTCGAAACAATTCAGTTTAGCTTCTAAATTTTGGTTGCCCTTCTGGCGTAGTTTTGTTGAAATTGGC